ATGGTAGATGATATTGCTGAAAAAGAATACAACGCATTTCTTATTAATCGTGGACTCTCATTCTTTAAGGATACTATCCTATATGCAAATGAAATGAACATCCACCATCACCTAGATAATCGCGTTCAGTTTGATTTTTTTATAAATATAATTAGGAAGAAAAAGAGATGGTCCAAGTGGATTAAAGCAGATGATGTTGCTAATCTCGAACTCATCAAAGAATATTATGGATATAGTAATGAGAAAGCTAAATCTGCATTAACATTAATGAGTAATGAACAAATTGAACAATTGAAAATGAGGATTTATAAAGGTGGAAAACGATAACATTCAAATAACTGATTGGACTCCTGGCTCTATGCTAGAAGTTACTCTCAACGAACCAGACGACTTTTTAAAGATAAGAGAAACTCTTACTCGAATAGGAGTCGCATCAAGAAAAGACCAGAAGCTATATCAGTCTTGCCATATATTACATAAGCAAGGTAGATACTTCATAACACATTTTAAAGAGCTCTTTCTTTTAGACGGAAAACCTTCTAGTCTATTAGAAAATGACATACATCGTAGAAATACGATTGCAACACTACTTGCAGATTGGGGACTTGTAACTATGGTCAATCCTGATCTTGCAAAAGAGATTGCTCCTTTAAGACAAATTAAGGTGATTCCCTTCAAGGAAAAATCTCAATGGGAGCTCTGTCCAAAATATAATATAGGAAACACTCAAAAGGATTAGATGACAGGAAAAGAACAAACTAAAACACTTAAAAGATTAAACTTAATACCAAGAAACAGAATGATAGAAGAGCAAATAACATTACTTAAATATATGTACATATTTGTCTCAGGAATTATTCTAGGTATATTTACACAAATTTTATAAACTAGCTATCAAGCTATTATAAATATAATTGAAGAATGCGGTATTGGACCGGTTCTCAACAACCTTGCTATTATATAGGAGGAACTAAAAATGGTAAGAAATACTTTGAACGTACCACGTTCACTATTCGTTGGATTTGACACATTATTTGAAGACCTGGAAAGGATTCATCAAAGTGCTAGATCTGGAAATGATAACTATCCACCACATAACGTTGTGAAAATCGATGATGAAAAATTTCTCATCGAGCTAGCAGTTGCTGGATTTAAGGAAAGCGATATTAATATCGAACTTAAAGACGGTATACTGAAAGTCAAAGGAGAGGTGGAACCAGCAGAACGTGAATACGCATATAAAGGTATATCGTCCCGCAAATTTGAGAAGTCCTTCCGACTCTCTGAATTTGTCGTAATAGACGGTGCTGATCTGAAGGATGGAATACTAGTGGTGTATGCCAGAGTAGAACTCCCAGAAGAGAAGCGTCCTAGGAAGATCAAATTAGGGTCTGCTGGGGCATCAAAGAAGAAAGAATATCTCGTTGAATAGAGATAAACTGGCGAGCAGCGAAACTCAGTAGATATGTATAAAACACATTTACTGGAGAACAACATGAAACATATAATTCACATAGCTGAAAAGTATGATGACGTTGCCGAGGCCTTAAGAACAACTGCAGTTGCTATAGTAACAACTGGACTAATTTTAGGATTAGCACCAGCTTTAATGATAGCACAAGCGGCCAGTTTTTAAGACATTGACAATCATGCGGGGCTAAGAAATTAGCCCCAACCTTTTTGAAATAAATTGAAATAATCGTTTACAAACGACTTAAACTATGGTATAATATATACATGCTACAATACTACACAAACGTTTCTCGATATGGGAATCAAATTCTCCTAAGAGGATATGACCACGGTCGAAGAATCGAAAAGAAAATCAAATACGAACCAATTCTTTTTACATCAACTAATCTTAAGACTTCTTGGAAAGCTCTTGATGGTTCTCCTGTTGGTGTAGCAAATGCTGGTAAAAGATTCGAGTCAATGCGTACTGCGAATGAATATGTCACAGCAAACAAAGGAGTATCAGGTAAAACAATCTATGGAAATACAAAGTATATTCCTGCGTTTATTAATGACTACTACCCAGGCGATATAGAATTCAATCGTAACAAAATCAACGTAACCACCATCGATATCGAAGTACAATCTGATGATGGATTCCCTGAACCAGAAAAAGCAGATCACAAAGTAACTGCAATCTGTATGAAGAGTAATATTGGAGAAACATATTACGTTTGGGGACTTGGTGATTACGATTCAGATAAATCTTACATGAAAGACCACATGGTTGTATATCGTAAGTTTGATCGTGAAGATGATTTACTTATTAATTTTATTACGCACTGGTCATCTCAACAATATTGTCCAGATGTCGTAACAGGTTGGAACAGTCGATTCTTCGATATTCCATACCTTGTCAATCGTATTAATCGTATGCTTGGCGAAAGCTATGTCAAAAGACTTAGTCCTTGGGGATTAGTCGACAGACAAGAAATAACAAAGATGGGTAGAACACAAACTGCTTATGAGCTTAAGGGTATATCACAACTTGATTACTTAGACTTATTTAAGAAGTTTGGCTACTCTTATGGTCCACAAGAATCGTATAAACTCGATCATATTGCACATGTTGTTCTTGGAGAAAAGAAACTTTCATACGAAGAATACTCTAATCTACATACTCTTTACAAATACAATCATCAAAAGTTTATTGATTACAATATCAAAGACGTTGAGCTTGTCGATCGTATCGAAGATAAACTTGGATTGATTACTCTCTGTATGACAATGGCATATAAAGGTGGAGTCAATTACAATGATACCTTTGGTACTACTCTTATATGGGATACGATTATCTATCGTAAACTCTTTCAAAACAACATTGTTGTACCATTCATCGAAGATAAAGTCAAATCAGATTATCCAGGTGGATTCGTAAAAGATCCGCATGTAGGAATACACGATAATGTAGTATCATTCGATCTTAACTCGCTTTATCCTTCTATTATTATGCAATATAATATGTCGCCTGAAACAATTTCAAGTGGAGAGATTACTCAATTCGATATTGAAAACGTACTTGCAAAAGGAGCAAGACCAGATAAACGTGGTAAAGCTCTTGCAGCAAATGGTCAATACTTTGAAACTAATCGACCAGGCATTGTTCCATTCATTATCGATGAGATGTATAAAGAACGTGTAGAAATCAAACAAGAAATGATTAATGCTCAAAAAGAATTGCAAAAGGTCGATAAAGAAGATAAGCAAGAAATGTATCGTATAGAACGTAATATTGCAATTGCAGAAAACAGACAAATGTCGATTAAGATTCTTCTTAACTCTCTTTATGGCGCAATGGGTAATCGTTACTTTAGATTCTTTGACCAAAGAATTGCTGAAGCTATTACACTTACCGGACAGTTAACTATTCGTTGGGCTGAATACGCTCTTAACTCTTATCTTAACAAAGCTTTAAAAAACACAACATGGAAAGACTATATTGTTGCAATCGATACTGATTCGCTTTATGTATCTCTTGACGATGTAGTAACAAAACTTAATCCTAAGAGTCCAATTGACTTTATGGATAAACTCAGTCAAGAAGCTCTTGAACCAGCTCTTGAATCTGCATACGCAGATCTTTATGATATGCTTGGTGGTGTAGATAATCGTATGGTCATGAAACGTGAAGCAATCGCTGATCGTGCTCTTTGGACTGCAAAGAAACGTTATATAATGAATGTACATGACAACGAAGGAGTAAGATACGCTGAACCAAAACTCAAAATCATGGGTATTGAAGCTATCAAATCTTCTACACCAGCTCCATGTCGTCAAGCGCTTAAAGATATCTTTCACGTTATTATGAAAGAAGACGAAAAGTCAGTACAAGACGCGATTGAGCAATTTAAAAATCATTTCAAAACTCTTGACCCTGACCAAATCGCGTTTCCACGTGGAGTAACTCAAGTCAAGAAGTGGCAGGATAGAAACAACCTCTATAAAAAAGGTACACCTATTCATGTTCGTGGTTCTATACTCTATAACAAGCTTGTAGAAGATATGTCACTTAAAAAGAAATACGAACAAATCAAAGCAGGCGAAAAGATTAAATTCTTGTATCTTCGTCAGCCCAATTCAATTCATGAAAATGTTATCTCATTCTCAGACTACTTACCAGAAGAGTTTGGCTTAAGAAAATATATCGATCATGAACTACAATTTCAAAAGACATTCCTAGATCCGATTCAACCGATCTTGGATGCTGTCGGTTGGACATCAGAAGAAGTAGCCAGCTTAGAGGACTTCTTTGGCTAAAATAAATAAAATAAACCTTTACATTATACCTAAACTATGGTATAATAGATATACAAATGGAGAAAAATATGAAACTAATTAGACTATCCTCAGGAGAGGAAGTAGTTGGAACAGTCGTAGACAATGGCGATTCAATTACTATTAAAGATGGCTATTCACTTATACCTGCAGGCGAAGGCAAGATTGGCTTTATGCCTTTCATGGCTTACACTAAAGCAAGTGAAGGAATAGAAATCAAAAACGAATTCGTTATGTTTATTGTAGAACCTGTTGAGCAATTGCAAGAGCAGGTAAGAGCAATGTCAAGCGATATTATAACACCAACTAAACAAGGAATCATTACTAATGTCTAAGAACTGGGTAAAAGATATAGAAGACATGCATTATAAGTATGGCGTAAAAAACTGGATGCATGAAAATCGTGACAATCCTGAAAAGCTACGTAGTTACTTAGAATTCAGAATCAAATTTGTAAGAGAAGAACTTATGGAAACTGAAGCTGCACTTACACACAACGACTCAGAAGAAATCGTTGATGGTCTTATTGACTTATGTGTTGTAGCAATTGGAACACTTGATGCATTTGGTATCGATGCTCATAAAGCATGGGATGAAGTACTTAAGGCAAATCTATCTAAAGAAGTTGGTGTAAAAGAGTCAAGGCCTAATACACTTGGATTACCAGACTTAATTAAACCAGAAGGTTGGGAGGCTCCTTCTCACGAAGGAAATCATGGTAAGCTTAACGATATTCGATAATATATACGATAATAAAACTAATAAGCGTATGGACTATACAAGTTTCGACGAGTTCGAAACTATTCTCTATAAGCTATCTGAGTCTACTAAGTATCCAACAAAGAAAGATGCTCCTCTTTTGAGTCCAGCAATCTATCAACCAAATACCACTCGAGCTAATGACAATGTTACTGGTTGGGGTGGCTTTGGTATTCTTGATATCGATGACTATGAAGGCGATATGAAAGATATTGAATCTAAGTATGATAAGTATCGTTATGTATGTTATTCAACAGCTTCATCTACAATTGAAAATCCAAAGTTTCGATTAGTCTTTCCATTAACTACAAGCGTTGATAAAGAAGACATTAAGCATTTTTGGTATGCTTTAAACAAAGAGATTGGCGATATCGCTGATGCTCAAACCAAAGACTTAAGCAGAATGTATTATGTACCTGCTAAATATAGAAATAGTTTTAACTTTATATTTTCTCATGACGGTGATACTATGAATCCACATGACTTAATGAAGAAGTATCCATACGTTAAACCTAATCAAACAATGTTCGATCGTTTTCCTGAAGCAATACAAAAAGCTTTACTTGAAAGAAAACGAAGTGAATTAAACAATACAAATTACACATGGACATCATATCAAGATTGTCCTTTCGTTAATAAGAAACAAGTTGATGAATATAAAACTATAACCGGAACTGGTTGGTACTCAAAGATGTATCAAATCATGTTAACAACTGCTGGCAATGCTATGAGTAAAGGTTATCCCATCACACCAAAAGAAATCGAATATATCTGCAGAGATTTAGATGCAGATACTGGTGGATGGTATGGTAAAAGAGGTTTAGAAAAAGAAGCAGCACGAGCGATTGAATTTGTGTTTAAAAATAACATATAGGAGAATATATGGAACTTACATTATTAATAACAGGAATGGTTGTAGCTACAATTATTATAACATGGACATCAATAAAATGAATAGAAAGACACATCCATTTAAAGCGTTTTTACAAGGAATGGCATTTGGAGCATTGCTTATGTTTATACTGTTACTACCAGGTAAATTAAAAGCAAGTGATGCTAACAATGATATTTATTGTATGGCTCAAAACATATACTTTGAATCTGGTAATCAACCTCTTGCTGGTAAAGTTGCAGTAGGACATGTAGTACTTAATAGATTAAAACACATGAATTATCCAGCTTCAGTTTGTGGAGTTGTATACCAAGCAAAACTAAAACAAAATTGGAAAGGTAATATGGTGCCAATACTGCATCAATGCCAATTCAGTTGGTACTGTGATGGAAAATCTGACAACCCAGTAGATAGTCCAACATGGTTAA